AGAGCTAGTTCCAGTATCCGCATAGTGGAAGATGTAAGCGGTTTTATTTGAACCTCCACCACCAGAGGCAGTCTGCCATGATGCATTTGTTCCGTCAGTAGTTAGAACCTGACCAGTAGTACCGCTCGATGCATTTGTAATCGCATCAAGAGCAGCCTGTTGAGTAGTCTGACCTGTACCACCATCACCGATAGCAAGTGTACCAGTAATACTGCTTGCACCAAGATCTACAGCAAGTTCTGTTGACTCAACGACAATACCACCGTTTGCTTTTAGATCTGCACTAAACTCAGTGCCAGCTAAGTCCAGTCCGTCTCCAGCAGTGTAAGTGGTGTCTGTCTGATCCGTAAAACTCAACTTACCAGAACCGTTAGTCTGAATTACTTGACCAACAGTACCATCTGAAGTAGGGAGAACGTAAGTTACACTAGATCCCGGTTCAATAGTAGATGGAGCTAAAGCTACGTAATTGGTATGCCCCGATCCTCTGAATCTAACTTCGCTTCCATTGGAGTCAAGAGTGCCTCCGAGTTGAGGAGTAGTGTCATCTACTACATCCTGTAATGCTGTTGCACCAGCAGCAGCTCCAGATATAATCGTAGAAGCAGCAGTGCCGTTTATATTACCAAGGTTAGTGATGCTGTTAGACTGAGCGTCTAGATCTCCACCAAGTTGCGGGGTGGTATCTTCAACTACATTCTCCAGCTCGTTTCCTGTAGCACTTGTAACAGTAGTAAAGCTTAATCTACCGCTACCGTTAGTCTGGATGACTTGACCAGTAGTTCCATCAGCTATTGGGGGATAGAATGTTACACTAGCACCCGGCTCAAGAGTAGACGGTGCTATCGCTACGTAATTACTATGACCAGCACCTCTGAACCTAATCTCATTCCCATTAGAGTCAAGAGTACCACCAAGCTGCGGAGTAGTGTCCTCTACTACGTTCTCAAGCTCATTGCCTGTAGCTTGAGTGATGCTTGTAAATGTTACAGCACCAGCACCGTCAGTCTTCAAGAACTGATTGGCAGTACCATCAGCTGTAGGGAGTGTGTATGCTGATTCTTGAGTGTTGGTGGCACTACCGATAAAGAACTTACCAGTAGGAAGGTTAGGGGTATCATTGGATCGTCCAGCACCATACACCACACCGCTACCATTAGTAGGGTGCGACTTTACAACAATCCCAAGGTTCTGTATGAGGTCTGTACCAGTTGGTTTTGAATTGGTGTAGCCTCCACCAGAATCAACGTACACTACGTCACCAACATCAAAAGCATCAGTATTAACCCCCTGTATGTATCCAATCAAAAGAGCCTGACCCTCAGCCTCGTCAGCAACTGTTTCATTGAGAATGAAGTTGCACGGCATTGACGAAGGAATAGAAGCGTCTGCTGCTATTACTGGAACAACATTTCCAGATATATCCGCAAACACTGCATGGACTGGAGTGCCTTTAGGTAACTCCCCACCAGACACGTTCTTAATAGTAAAGTAGACAGTGTCGATTAGCGGATCACCCCACTCTGTGTCATAATCAGTATCAGATGCTTTCAGTAGAGATTCTCCTGTTGTGCCTCCAGCAGGAACACCAACACCCGGAGCTCCATCAGCTCCGTCTGCACCAGCAGGACCAGTAGCGCCAGTATCCCCCTTCGGCCCACCAGCAGTAATAATAACTGGACTAACTGTCGGGGAGGTGACGGTTACTGCGGGCGGTGCATCAATCGTAACCGTGATGGTTGATGACGATGATGTTACGATTACAGTATCAGCCATTACACAGTGATATCTTCGTTCACTTTAAATGTTCCGTACAGGTAAGTCTTTACAACTCCGGCGTTATCGTTTTCAAGATCATACACAAACAAACCTGAATCAACGAGCTCCATTACATCAGCAGCAATAGTGATAGTCAGCTTTGAGTTGGTTGCTGTCCCATCAGAAATAGCGAAGTTATCAGCGCCATTGATACTTATGATAGTACTGTCTTCAGTTGTGTCAGTAAGCCTTACCTGCAAAGTCCAATTGTCTGCTGTAGTGTCAATAGCAGATTGGAAGTCGATAGGGAGAGTAAACGTATCGCCCTTGCGACATACAATGTCAAGACGTACTGAAGTATCTAGATTTACTGTAGCCATTACTGGTTAATTAGTTGGTCAATGATGTCTGATGTATCAGATGACTTCTCACCTTTCTTGAGTTCTCCTCGATCTCCTTTTCTCTGAGAGATCAGTTTAGACTGCTCGACGGCTTGCTTCTCAACACGCTCGTCTTTACGATCCTCCTTAAGTACTTCGAGTTTCTCTTTGAACTCTTGCTCATCAGTCTTGAATCCGAGGGTAGCCTGAGCTCTGATAAGCTCAATCTCTTTTCTGTGCTCATGCTTGATTTGCTCCATCTGGGCCTCCATCTGAGTTTTCATCTGAAGCATTTGAGACTCGATCTGAGCCTCCATCTGCATCTCCTGCATTCTACCCTGAGAAGCAGCCTGTGCTGCTTGGGCTTGAACCTGAGCTTGCATCTGAGAGTTCTGTTGAGCCATCTGCTGATTTGCAGCCATTCTCTTTTTACGTCTTACCACAAGCAGTCGTTCTGCCTGATTGATGTCTTTTAGTTGACGGATTGCAATAGCGTCTTCAATATCAAGCTCTTTCTGTGAGAGCGAGATCTGAATGTTTTGCTCTAAGTACTGCTTTTCTACTTCCTCCATTTCTTTCTGGACAGTGACACCGAAGTTGTACATTACCAGATTCTCGAACGTAGAAAGCAAGTCCATGTTCTCTTTGCCAATCGCATTAGCGTAAATGCCAAACAGCAAAGATTCTTTAGGGATGATCTGAACACACTTAACAATGTCTCTGCACACCTTCTTAAACAGAAGCATTGAGGCATTGGTGATATCGTAGATTGCGTTGTTACCGGCAGCGATAGCTTGCTGACGTACACCCACAAGAGCATCACCTTTAGGTGTGCTTCCATCCATTACCTCATTGATACCCGTGGTGTCACGGATCATTCTCAGGTAGTGGTTATAAATACCAACAAGCTCATTAATGTTACGAATGGAGTTGCCGATCTCTCTGATTGGCGGGTTTTGGAAGCCGCCCTCAGGGTTCTTAGATCGGTAATAGAATACGCCCGTCTGTTCATAAATGTCGTGAAGTTCAAGCGGCTGGAGCTCACCACCTTTCCCGAGCTGCACATTCTCAAGAGCCTCAATATCAATGATGATACCGTCAGGCTTAGCTTTAGCAACTGCTTGCTGAATCTTGAGGTGTGTGATGTTGATCTGGTCGGCAAAGCCAACACAACCATCCACCATAGACTTGGGGATCATGTCCCGCATGTTGGTGGCAGTACAAGAGTAAGAAAGCTCTGCTCTTGAGATATCGTGAATATTTTTAGGAGTGTTGGTTTTGATGCCGTAGTTAAACAGCATGTCACAACCGACAACGTAGCAACCGCCGTAAATAGTTTCGTTCTCCAGCTTAGTTACTTCCCTTTTGTACAGTGAGTTAGTTGGCTCCTTGTAGTTCTCACCTTTGAAAAAGAACCCAACATTACCGTACTTATTTTCTTTTGACTCGTAGTACATGCAGTCAACGGACTTGAACTCGAAGTCAAGAACCTCAACCATGTACTCGTCATACCCAAACTTCTGACGCTTTAGATAATTATCGTAGCTAGTCTGGTGCAGCTTTGAGCTGTCGTACCCATATTTCTTCTGGGCTTTTCTTGCGATGGCAGCAAAGTCCTCCTCGGTGAGTTGGTCTCCTGCAATACGCTTGAGCTCGTGAATAGGCATTGACTTCAAGTGACCTGCGTAGATGAGGTCATTCATCCCGGCATCCTCAGTGTAACTATGTACAAAGGTCTCTGGGTCTACGTACTCTTCTGCAATACCGTAGTTAGGATCGTTGCTTCTCTTGACTACAGCCATGCCAAGAGTGACCAAGTCCTCTACGCAGCGACGATATATCTTGTCACTAAAGTCATTCCATTCGAGAGTAAGATTAGTCGCAATCTGTGCAGCGATCTCTGACGAAGACTTTATGTTGTTATCCATAAAGATCTCAGCCTCCTCGAGGGTTTCGGGAACTGCATCCACATTCTCTGCCTGAACGCCTGTTTGCTTCTGGAGAGCCTGAAGCTGCTCCTTGTGGCGAATCATCATCTCAACCTTTCTGCGCTGCTTGTCTTTCTCAGAAGAAGACAAAGGATCAACTGCCTCGAGGTTGGGGTATGGATCTTTTGAAAGAATCTTGTTGACTACAATCCTAACAAACTTAGGCAGGATGGGTACCGGACTGAAGTCCAAGTTCAGCAAACTACCGTCACTGTTTGATGGGTCAAGTGATGTCAGGATCTGCCTGTAGATAGATGTATCCTGAGTACCGTTAGCGTATCTCCGATTCTTGTGGAATATGCGTGATCTTTTTCTGATCAATGACTGATCTTCACCCATGCTACCCCACTGAGCGAGGATAGCCTTAGCAAATCTCAGCCCGTATTCCTTGCCTTCCTTAATTAGCCTCGACTCTAGAGGATCTGGAAAGCCGGATTTATTCTTATTGTTCTGGCTGTACATTACCTCGCAAATATACTAAATCTATCAGTGGAAGGATTTTGGCTTGTACCTACGGAAGAACTGCTTTTCATTGAAGTTACTTTTTACTTTCTCTTGTTTAACCTTTTGAGCAGCAAGTAGGGCAAGACCTGAAGAGATTGTAAGGTCATATTTTGTCCTCTTGTCGATCTTATATGCAATCCAATCTTCAAGTGTTCTATTGAAATACATAACCCCCATCTCATCTGTCTCTGCCCTGATCCCAACGTGGCTATGTATATAAGCCTCAATAGCTTGGGCGTGGGATTGGATCATATCTGCTGAGTTAGATGGGACACCCTTTGTTCTAACTTTTACTTTGGCACTTGCGCTCGAAAGGTGTGAAGGGCGGTCCAGCAAATAGTTATCGTACCCACGCTTCTCGAAGTACCTAGCTATCCCATACTTGTTGTTCTCGATCAACAGCGGGTACCCATAATAGAACGCAGCCATGAGGCAGTCCTCATAGAATATTGCTGCGAGGTCTGGTCGTGATGCGTACTCCAGAATAAACATATTTGACGGGGCTTGCATATTAAACTTGTTGTACAAGTGCATTGCACCTTTCGACCCTCTTCCATCCACAGTCTGATCGAGGTCATAGCTATCTACCCCTCCTACACCAACGTGGGCGTTACCCGGAGACTTACGTCCATTACGTTCAGTCCCAAACTTATTCCTGTGCTCTGGATCGGGTTGCCATGATACACGGAACCTTCCGTTCGGGTCTGGTGTAAACACAACCTCTTTGTCTTTCTCCTTCCACATGAAGTTACCCTTCACCACTGGGTTTGGAAACAGGTTGTTGTTGTGATCAATCTGCTGATAGATCCTACCTACGTTAAACACACTCCCTTCGATACTGTCACGGAACGCCTCATCAATACTCCAAGGGAACTGCCTCACGAGCTCATTCATTTCCTTGGGGTTGTTCTTCATTGCATCCCGCTCATTCTTCAGGTATGTCTTTGACCCAATGTTAATCATCTCCCCGTCTATACCCATTACAGGTTCTTCCGGGTCTTCGGTTACGCAGTTGCCGTACTGGTCAAAGAATCCTTCGAGTGCGTCATAGGCCGGAATGAACAGCCCGTACAGTCCGCTCTTAGTCCTACCGTTGGCGTTACGCTCTGTTGGATCGGAGTCATCCCATAGTTCACGGAACTCCTCCCCGCCTTTGTCCATTGGGTTTACTGTAGATCCGACCAAAGCCTTCCCTACAATCTTTCTACCCACGATCAAACAGGTAC